GCCTGCTCCAAATCTCACCCGCAACGAGGACCCTAAGAAACCCGAGGAATTCGTATCGGTCACCGCATGTAATGCTCTGCAAAAAGCCGTTCATGGCAGGGGACATGCCCTACGGCTGCGGCTGGTGTATCCCCTGCCGCATCACTAAACAACGTATCTGGGTTCATCGCCTAATGCTCGAAGCCTACTCCCACGATACGTCTCTATTCATCACCCTCACCTATGAGGACGAAAATCTTCCTATCATTGACGAGAAACCTTGCTTGAAGCCGGTTGATCCACAACTGTGGATCAAGCGGCTTCGCCGAGCAATTCAGCCTCGCAAACTGCGCTACTATCTGGTTGGAGAATATGGCTCAAAAACCCAACGTCCTCACTACCACCTCGCCCTATACGGCGCTAAGGTCACCGACATACCCCTCATTGATAAAACCTGGGGCTTGGGCTTCGCTCACTATGGCGATGTCACGGTACAATCTGCCCGCTATATCTTGGGCTATGTTACTAAAAAAATGACTAAATCCGATGACCCCCGCCTCGAGGGCCGCTACCCAGAATTCTCCCGCTCATCAAACCGCCCCGGTATCGGGGCTCCGGCTATGCAAATCCTTGCCGAAACTCTCTTCACTAAACACGGCAAAAACGAAATCGAAATCTTGGGCGACGTCCCAAGTCAACTACGACACGGTAAAAAAACCTACCCCCTGGGCCGCTACCTTCAACAAAAACTACGCGACAACGTAGGAATGCCGGATGATTACAGCCAGACGAAACGCTATACCTACTCGCTCGAACTGCAAGCTCTGCGCCAAGCTTCTGACCCTTCTAAGGCGAAAAGCCTACAAGAGATCATCACCGACGCTAATCACCAACGTCGCCTTCAAGTCGAAGGCCTCTACAACATCAGGAACTCGGAGAAAACGCTATGAAGCGCTCTAAATTCTCACTTTCTAATACAAAACTACTCTCGTGTGACATGGGCGAACTCGTCCCTATCGGTCTCACGGAGGTCCTACCCGGGGATACCTTTCAACAATCTACTAATGCTCTTATCCGCGTTAGCCCTCTTCTTGCTCCCGTCATGCACCGCGTTAACGCTCGCCTACACCACTGGTACGTTCCACACCGTATCGTGTGGGACGACTTCGAACCCTTCATCACTGGCGGTCCGGATGGCTTCGACGCCTCCGTATTTCCGACGATCACCGCAGCCCACACCGTCGGGTCTCTCGGTGACTATCTCGGCCTGCCAACCGACATCTCAATAACTACCTCTGCCCTCCCCTTCCGCTGCTACTCAAAAATCTTCAACGAGTGGTACAGAGACCAGGACTTGGTGGACGAACTCGTCATCTCGGAGGCCTCTGGCCCCGACACCACAACCAACCTCGAAATGGTCAACGCGGCATGGGAGAAAGACTACTTCACTTCTGCCCGTCCTTGGACCCAAAAGGGACCGGAGGTCACGCTTCCTTTAAGCGGCAACGCCCCAATCTCAGGCATCGGCATCGACGACACTGGCGATTTCGGCCTGGGCCAAGACGTCAAAGAAACCGGAGGGGTCGATTCAACCTACCTCTCTGCCCGCTCACTCTCAGCCGGAGGCGCTAATGACTGGCGAGGAGAAGAAGACCCCGACAACCTGGGCTATCCTAACATCTACGCCGACCTCAGCGGCGTCTCAGCAACCACGATCAACGATCTACGCCTCGCTTTCGCACTCCAACGGTACGAGGAGGCTCGTGCTCGTTACGGCTCTCGCTATACCGAATATCTCCGTCACCTTGGCGTCAAATCCTCCGACGCTCGGCTCCAACGTCCTGAATATCTGGGAGGAGGCCGCCAAACTATCCAATTCTCAGAAATCCTAGCTACCTCAGCCTCAGAAACCGGCTCAGACACCGACGTTCATGTCGGTGATCTCAAAGGCCACGGCATCGGGGCCATGCGAACCAATCGCTATCGCCGCTTCTTCGAGGAACACGGCTATGTCGTGTCCATGCTCTCCGTACTACCAAAAACCATCTACACTCAGGGCATCCCTCGCACCTGGTCCCGCACTATCAAAGAAGACTTCTTCCAAATGGAACTCCAGGCAATCGGACAACAGGAAGTCCTCAACAAAGAAATCTATGGCGAACACGCTACCCCCGAAGGTGTCTTTGGGTACCAAGATCGCTACGACGAATACAGACGCCAGGAAAGCACCGTCGCCGGTGAATACCGTACGACTGAACTCGACTTCTGGCATATGGCCCGCATCTTCGCCACAGACCCAACCCTAAACTCCGACTTCGTCACCTCTAATCCAACCAAACGTATCCACGCCGTACAAACTAACGACGTGCTCTGGATAATGGCTAATCACTCAATCCAGGCCCGTCGCCTTCTCGCCAAAACTGGCAAATCCTTCATCTACTAGGGAAAAACCCCATGTATACGAACCCGAAAAAATCCCCTCGGCTTAACGAGGCAGGCCACGAAATCCTCTCGGACAAACCCGTCAACATCCCTCAAGGCTTCAAAATCCCTGAGAGCCTCTCAGATCAGATAAAACGCCTTGTTCAGCACGAAAAATTCCGCGATGCCATGGGCAACCCGGACGCTGAAACCTTCGAGGAAGCCGACGACTTCGACGTTGGCGACGACTTCGATCCCTACTCACCCTATGAAACTGTCTTCGATCCTGTACTCAATCGAGACATATCTCCGGATGAATTTCTCAAAAATCAGTCCGTCTACAAAAAACTCTACGAAAAGCAGGCAAAAGAAGAATACCCCCTCCCTCCGCCTGCTCCAAATCTCACCCGCAACGAGGACCCTAAGAAACCCGAGGAACCCGAGGCCTAAAGAGCTCTACTTGATGCTCTAATGCTAGGTGACACCAATCCCGAGAAATGAGATGGCAAAAAAGAAGAAAAAACGACCCCCTCGGCGCGCATATCTATCTATCGCTACAACCAAAGTTGTGCCCTGGGGACCATCTCTCCTGCGTCCAGTACCTTACCCTCTACCCACAACCTACGATCGCAGAACCTTCCATCCGCTGGGCAAACTTCGCCCAGCGGCCACCTCTCTCGGAAAACGTCACCAGCTAAAAACTCTAAAAAAACCCGCTCCCCTATCGAAAATCGGCTTCGCAAATCCACGTCACGTGCTAGTTTGCATACGCCGAAACCAAAGAAAACAGGTACTTCATGCAATCAACAAAACCGGCAAAGCCGGACAACGACGACCCCGTCGAAACGAATATTCTGAAATTTCCTGTAGGTAATAAATCATGGCCCTCGATCCCTTCGTTACAGGCTCCCTTATCTCTGGCGGCGCCTCCCTCCTTGGAGGCCTCTTCGGCTCATCCTCTGCCGACAAAGCCACGCAAGCCGCCATCGCTAACAACGCAGCCAACATCGCCCTCCAAAAAGAATTCGCCCAAAAAGGCATCCGCTGGAAAGTCAAAGACGCCCAATCAGCCGGCATCCATCCTCTTTATGCTCTCAATGCGCAGACGCACCCGTTCCAACCTCAGAACGTCTTCACCGGAGGAGGTGGCAAAAGCGCTCTCGGCCGTGGGCTGGCTGAAGCAGGACAGGACATAGGCCGTGCTGTCGCGGCAGGAGGTAATCAAGAACAACGCGCTCTCGCGCTCGAAAATGCCCGTCTTCAAAATCGCCACCTTGAGGCCCAAACGGCTCTGCTCACCCGCGAAAACCAAGTCCCTCCCGCATTACCCTCGGCCTCCGATCACCCCTTCATGGCCGGGCAAGGCACCTCTAGAGGCCAAATCATCAGACCGGTAGAACGGGAGGCCGCAACCCAAGGACAACCCCACCTGCGCCCTGGCGCTGCGACAGACGTCGGTTTCACCAAGACGCCCCAGGGCGGTCTCGCCTTCGTCCCTGGATCTGTCAAAAACGACATCGAAGATATGATAATTCCAGAAATCGACTGGGCTCTTCGCAATACTGTCGGCCCCATGTTCACCCGTCCGGGTGAAATGAACAAAAAACATCGCCGACCCTCTCTCGCAAACTATCCTCTCCCACCCGGCTTTGACTGGCGGTGGGACTGGAAAACTCGGCAATACATGCCGAAAAAACTCCGCTCTATGGACATCCGACGCCATCACCACGACAAATCCTCAGGCAGACGCCCCCGACGCCCCCAATACCGCCCGTTCGGCGGTACCTTCACTGGCTCTTAGGAGAAAAAATCATGCGCGCACGCTTTAGCTCTCGCCGCACTCGTCGGTCTACCCGTCGCAACCCCTCTCGCGGTCGCCGTAAACTCCACAGACGCGGTCGTGCCGGTACAGCCGGTCGCCGTCGTCTTCGTATCGGTCACCGCATGTAATGCTCTGCAAAAAGCCGTTCATGGCAGGGGACATGCCCTACGGCTGCGGCTGGGGGATCCCCCGCAAATGAGGGGTATGTCGGTGACCTTAGCGCCGTATAGGGCGAGGTGGTA